TAGAGGCAATGTCTGGTCATAGTACTAGTTATCCACCCTACAATTTAATCAAACACGATGGATCTAATTACGAAATCGAAGTTGCTTTGGCTGGATTTAAAGCAGAAGAGATCGAGGTCTCTACTGAACAAAACATTCTCCGAGTTGCCTCAAAAATTGAGAAACGAGATTCTGAAAGAACATACCTACACAAAGGTCTCTCCAAACGTTCCTTCAACCATTCTTGGCAATTGTCAGACGATATTCGAGTAACCAATGTGGATTTTGCGGACGGTTTATTGCGGGTTTTGCTGGAAAAAATCATTCCAGAACATCAGAAGAAAACCACTTACATAATTGGAACTAGCGAAAAACAATTACTGACCGAGTGAACCAGTTTAAATACTGTCACGTGGACCCTTGTGGTCCACGTATTTTTTTGCTATAATATCATTAACCAATCATTTGATATGGCAATTAGTATTTTACATTTGAAAACAGGGGAACACATTATATGTAAAGTTTCTGAAGTCGTGGATGATCAAGGAACTGCTGTATGTTTTGAGATCGAAATGCCATCCACTTTGGTTTATGAAAATCCTATGGATCCTGATCCGTTGAATCCAAAGATTAATTTCTTTCAATGGAATCCTTTTTCCAAGTCTACCTCTTTTAGGATAAACTTTGAACAAGTAGTATCAATAGGAGAACCAAAAGATTCAATCTATGATACTTACATAGAATTGATACAACCTTACTACCCGTTACTTTCACAGAAAGAACTAGTAGAATATCAAGAACGAAAACGAAAAACTGGAGAAATTAAATGACCGAAGAAGTTACAAAATTAAATCCTTCTATTGTTATTATGAAGACTGGTGAAAAACTTATCACTATTCTTCAAGAAGCTTTTGAAGGTGAGGGTGAGCAACGTCGTGGCATCTGCTTACTGATGAATTATCCTTATGAATTGACAATGATTAACACTCCATCTGAAGATGTAGAGCAAGAACTTCAGGTGAAGTATAGTAAGTGGTGTCCTTACGCTGTAGATTCTCAGTATCGTATTCCTTATGATTCTGTAATGACAATCGGTTCACCCGATCCTGGTCTTGCTACTGCTTATTACGAAAAGATTTCTATCTTGGAAGAAAAGAAAAAAGCTGCTGAAGAACAACAGTCTAATTGGAAACTTCAACAAGAAGAAGTGGAAAAGGTAATTAATGGAACTGCTGAAGAAACTCCTGTTTCGGAAGTAGAAGTTGTATGATTAAACTTTTAAAGTTTAGTGGTCACTGGATTGTGGCTGAAATTGAAGAGGTCCCTGATGTTGAGTTTGGGGACCCTGATTGTGTGCTACAATACCCGTGTGAGGTAACACCTGACGGGTTGGTTCAATTTCCTCCGTACAGCACCGATCGTGAATTAGTTGTCAGATCTTCTGAGATCACATTGATTGCCGAACCTGATGCTCAAACATCAGCACGTTATTATGACCTAAAGAAAGTAGAAACGGAATGAAATTTTACACCAGTGTTCAACAATCGGGAAATACTATCCTTGTTCGTGGGTATGATCATGGTAAGCAGTTTAGTGAGCGTGTAAAGTTTAATCCGACGCTCTTTTTGCCTACTACAAAAAAGTCTGATTGGACAACTCTTGATGGTAAATACGTTCGTCCTGTGAAGCAGGGAACGATCAAGGATGCTAAAGAGTTTGTTGAAACTCACAAGGAAGTAGAAGACTTTCCTGTGTATGGTCAGACACGATATACCAATCAGTACATCCTTGAGGAATATCCTTGGGATGAAATGAAGTTTGATATGAGCAAGATTCGTGTTTTTACGATTGACATTGAAACTGGTGCTGAAAATGGATTCCCAGATATAGAATCTGCTGATCAAGAAATTCTTTTGATCAGCATTAAAGATTCTACCATGGGTAGGATTACTGTCTTTGGTAGTCGCCCCTTCGACAATAAGGAGAAGGATGTTAACTACATGCAATTTGAAACCGAGACAGGACTTCTCAAAGCATTCTTACACTACTGGCAATCAAATTATCCAGATGTTATCACTGGATGGAATGTTCAACTGTTCGATATGCCATACATTATTAAACGTATTGAGCGTATCATCGGTGAGAAAGAAGCAAAGATGATTTCACCGTGGAACAGTATTTTGTACCGTGAGATTTACATCAAGGGTCGTAAGCAGATTGCTTATGATATTAGTGGTGTCGCTTGTCTAGACTATCTTGAATTGTATAAGAAGTTTACTTATACCAATCAAGAATCTTATCGTCTCGATCACATTTGCTCTGTGGAACTTGGTGCTAGAAAATTAGATCACAGTGAGTTTGATACTTTCAAAGAGTTCTATACTAAAGGATGGCAAAAGTTTGTAGAGTACAACATTATTGACGTTCGATTGGTTGACCAGTTGGACGATAAGATGAAGTTGATTGAGCTTGCTATCACTATGGCATACGATGCTAAGGTTAACTATGAGGATGTATATTCTCAAGTTCGTATGTGGGACAACATCATTTATGTTTACCTATCTAAACAAAACATTGTAATTCCTCCGAAGCATGAAAGTCGAAAGGATAACAAATATGCTGGGGCATATGTCAAAGAACCTACTCCAGGAATTTATGACTGGGTGGTATCTTTTGACCTCAACTCCCTATACCCTCACCTCATTATGCAGTACAATCTTTCTCCAGAGACGTTGAAAGATAGGAGACACCCTACTGCTAATGTTGAGCGTCTATTGAATAAAGAAATAGAACTGTTTGATCTAACTGGTCAGACTCTATGTGCCAATGGTACGTATTATGACACAAATAAGAGAGGATTCTTGCCAGAACTGATGGACAAGATCTACCAGGAGCGTACAATTTACAAGAAGCGTATGCTCAAAGCAAAGCAAGAATACGAAAACAATCCATCAGTAGAATTGAAGAAAGAGATTGCCCGCTGTAATAACATTCAGATGGCACGAAAGATTCAACTCAACTCTGCCTATGGTGCTATCGGCAACGAGCATTTTAGATACTATCGTCTTGAGATTGCTGAAGCAATCACTATGTCTGGTCAGTTATCAATCCGTTGGATTGAAAACAAAATGAATGATTATTTGAACAAACTCTTGTCTACTAATGGAGTTGATTACGTAATTGCATCTGACACCGATAGCATCTATCTTAATCTTGGACCTCTTGTGACTAAATTTTTTAGTAACAAGTCTTCTGATAAATCAGCAATTGTGGGGATACTTGATAAAATTTGTCAAGAGAAACTAGAACCATTTATTGAATCTTCTTATCAGGAACTAGCGGAATATCTTTCGGCGTATGAGCAGAAGATGAAGATGAAACGGGAAAACATTGCTGATCGTGCTATTTGGACTGCTAAGAAGAGATACATTCTCAATGTTTGGGATAGCGAGGGTGTTCGCTATGCTGAACCAAAGATGAAAATCTGTGGCATGGAAACTGCCAGGTCTTCCACCCCTGCTTTCTTTAGGGATAAGTTGAAGAAAGCATATAGTATTATCATTAACGAAGACAATGACGTTCTCATTAATTTCATTGACAAAGTTAAAGAAGATACAAAGAAGGAAGACTATCTAAACATTGCTTTCCCCCGAGGTGTTAATGGACTACAAAAATACAGCTCCAAAGGATCGATTTACAGAGAGAGGACTCCTATTCATGTCCGAGGTGCATTACTGTATAATCACTACGTTAGAAGTAATAAAATTACTCACAAATATCCTCTTATCCAAGAAGGAGAGAAGATCAAGTTTCTCTACCTCAAAACCCCAAACCCAATTCAGGAGAATGTAATTTCATTCTTCCAGAACTTACCGCCAGAATTTAATTTGGCAAAGTATGTTGATCACAACCTTCAGTTTGAGAAAAGCTTTCTTGATCCTCTCAAGAATGTGCTAGAATGTATTGGTTGGCATTCCGAGAAAAAAGTTTCACTAATGAGTTTCTTCTAATATGAATTTTCTAGATACCGTAATTAAAGATAGCAAAAATGAATACGCTAGTTTTGCTAGCGATGGGATCGCTGCTGGTGATATTGAATCTTTTATTGATACTGGTAGTTACATGGTTAACGCCCTTGTTAGTGGATCTATTTTTGGTGGATTCCCTTCGAACAAAATTACAGCTTTGGCAGGGGAAAGCGGTACAGGCAAAACTTTCTTTTGTCTTTCTGTTGTTCGTTCTTTTCTTGATAGTGATCCCAACGCTGGAGTCATTTATTTTGAAACTGAGTCTGCCATTTCTCGTGAAATGATCGAGAGTCGTGGTATCGATTCTAAGCGTCTTATTATCATGCCAATCGATACGATTGAAGAGTTTCGTACTCAGGCAGTACGTATTGTCGATAAATACTTAGAACAACCTAAAGATGAACGACAACCACTGATGTTTGTGTTAGACTCTCTTGGGATGCTTAGCACCTCCAAGGAGATGGAAGACGTTGCTAATGATAAGCAGGTTCGTGATATGACGAAATCTCAGCTTATTAAAGGTGCCTTCCGAGTGTTGACACTTAAGCTTGGTAAAGCGAATATCCCAATGCTCGTTACCAATCACACCTATGATGTTATCGGATCTTACGTACCAACTAAAGAAATGGGTGGGGGAGTCGGCCTCAAGTATTCCTCCAGCACTATCATCTTTCTTAGCAAAAAGAAAGAGAAAGATGGAACAGAAACAATTGGAAACATTATTAAATGTGAGGCGAAAAAGTCCCGTCTAACTAGAGAGGGATCTAAAGTTGAGACCAGATTGTTTTTTGACCACCGTGGATTAGAGCGGTACTATGGTCTGCTAGAATTGGGTGAGCGAGCAGGTATGTGGAAAAACGTCGCTGGTCGTTATGAGATTGATGGTAAGAAGATTTATGCTAAGCAGATTCTCAAAGAACCAGAAATGTATTTTACTCCAGAAGTTCTGGAGCAACTAGATAAACAAGCACAACAGGAATTTCTTTATGGCACAGATGACGAATGAGAAAATTGAATCAACTATTCTCAGGAATCTTCTGTTCAATGAGGACTTTTACCGTAAGGTAGTTCCATTTATTAAACCTGATTATTTTGAAGACTATCATGAAAGGATTATCTACGAAGAAGTCTGGAACTTTGCCAGCAATTACGACACTGTACCTACTTCAGAAGTTATCATCATCGACCTTCAAAGTAGGAAAGACATTACTGAAGAAGCTTATCAGTCTGCCGTTCAAACGCTCAAGTCGTTTGAGAATATCCCAGTTGAATACAACTGGTTGCTTGACACCACAGAGAAGTGGTGTAAGGACAGGGCAATTTATCTCGCCTTACTCGAATCGATCAAGATTGCTGACGGAGGTGAATCGAAGGTATCAAAGGATGCGATCCCAGCAATCCTACAGGAGGCCCTGGCAGTATCTTTCGACGAACATGTAGGTCACGATTACATTGAGAATGTATCTGAACGTTATGATTACTATCATCAAGATGAATCTAAGATTCCTTTTGATATCGATAAGTTCAATACTGTAACTAAAGGTGGTCTGCCTAATAAGACACTGAACATTGCTCTTGCTGGCACTGGTGTTGGTAAGTCTCTGTTTATGTGTCACATGGCAGCGGCATGTTTGTCTCAGGGAAAGAACGTTCTCTACATCACTATGGAGATGGCGGAGGAAAAGATCGCTGAACGTATTGATGCTAATTTACTTAACGTTAATATCAAAGACATTGGTTCTATTCCAGAGCAAATTTTTACTTCCAGAGTTGCTGAGATTGGTAGGAAAACTCAAGGTCGTTTGATCATCAAAGAGTACCCTACTGCTTCTGCTCATGCTGGTCACTTTAAAGGATTGCTTAATGAACTATCGTTGAAGAAGTATTTCAAACCAGATATTATTTTCATTGACTATCTAAATATCTGTGCTTCGTCCCGATATAAAGGACACATCGTAAATAGTTATACGTATGTTAAAGCAATTGCAGAGGAACTCAGGGGTCTTGCTGTTGAGAACGACGTACCAGTTGTATCAGCAACTCAAACTACTAGGTCTGGTTTTGGTAATAGTGACGTTGATCTCACCGACACTTCTGAATCCTTTGGTCTTCCTGCCACAGCAGATTTTATGTTTGCTCTCATTGCCACTGAAGAACTTGAACAGTCTGGTAGGATTATGGTTAAGCAACTTAAGAATCGATACAATGATCCCACTTACTTCAGACGTTTTACAGTGGGTATTGACAGAGCAAAGATGAAGCTGTATAATGTTGAGGATTCGGAGGGAGACAACGTTCTCTCTATAGAGGATGACGACACCTTCGAAACTTTTGAAGATGTTTCTTCTAAACAATCTCGCCTAGATAAATTTTCTAAATTCGTTATCTAAATATGACTATTAATTTCAATCGTTATGAGGAATTCGTAGATGCCGTCACTAGTGACGCTTCTAAAGATTTTGTCTCCCTTGCTGACCGTCTTGTTGAACTTGATGGAAAGGGTGCTAATATTGAACGACTGCTTACTGCTGGCGTTGGTATTAATGCTGAGGGGGGTGAGTTCCTTGAGATCGTTAAGAAGATGGTGTTCCAAGGTAAACCTTGGAATGACGACAACCGAGAACATCTTATTATTGAGTTGGGCGATCTTCTTTGGTACGTAGCTCAAGCAACTCAAGCACTGGGGGTTTCTTTTGAAGAGGTTCTCGAACGTAATGTCAAGAAGCTTGAGAAGAGGTATCCAGGTGGTAGTTTTGATATTTATTATTCTGAGAACCGAGCAGAAGACGATCTCTAAAAACTGGGGGCATATGCCCCTACAAAACTTGGAAGGGTGGTCGAGTGGTTGAAGGCTCTAGTCTTGAAAACTAGCGATGTGAAAGCATCCGTGGGTTCGAATCCCACCCCTTCCGTTATAACCTCCTCTAAATATTAGGGGAGGATTTTTTGTATGGCAAAACAACCAGCTAACATATCACAAATAGTATCTCCAGTTCCTGCTCCTGCCAAGGCAGCACTTAAAGCAATTCTAGAAGAAGTTGCCACAACTGGATGGTTTAGACCAGAACCAGGAGATACAGGTTCTAAGTGGCCCAGCAATAGGCAAGGAACTTTTAAGATCTATTTGTCTCAGTCTATGTTGTCTGAAGTTATCAAGAACAATCCTGGTGGAACATCAAGTAAAGATAAGTATCAGATTGATATTGATAACAAAAAAGTAGTATTTGAAGAAACTGGCAAGACAGGTGGAGGAGCTGCTGATGCTAAAACAACTGCTGCTCAAGAACGTGGGTCTGCTTATATTTTACGGAGAGTATTGAAGACTAATAAGAGATATTCTAAACCAGATGATATTAGAAAAGATACTACTGCTTACATGGCACTACAGAAAATTTGGCGGAGATCTCAACTAGAGTTTGATGATGACTGGCTGGATGATTACTATAAACAAGCACAAAGAATGCTACTAGAATATTCTAATCCACGATTTACAGAATTTAATCGTGATGGTGGATTTATGAAATGGGTTACTGATCTCGTAAGAACTAAGTATCAAATCTCTCAGAAAGATAACTGGAATCCTGCTGATATTTGGTTAGTAAAAGATCAGTCAAAAACTATTAGGATGATACAAGACTTGGTGGATGGAGGTAATAGTCAAACTCTACAAGAATTGAATGCTATCTTGAGAACATTGTTTAGAGATGAAATAGTAGTCGGAGTATCACTTAAAAAAATATCTGGCAAAGAAGCTAGATGGGAAAAAGTAAATGTAGATGAGAGTGTCTTTGCTTCCTATAAAGAAATGTATTTTACTATTGATAGCGTAAAGATCGATCTATCTCTTAGTAAGGACAAAAAGGGGAAGACATCTTTTGGTACACAAGATTCTAGAGTAATTGTAGAAGCACCTAATTCGAAATATAATTTTCAAATTAAAGCAAATGATAGTGCTGATTTCTCTAATCTCAAATGGGAACCAACTCAAGAGGGTGCTGCCGCTGCTCGTCTTGGCAAAGCACCCGTTGATATGGTACAAAAATTAATGATCGACTATGGGGTGAGATTCGACAACAAGCATGGACAGTATCCAAAGAGTACCACGGACTTCCTCAAGGTGTCCGATGAGTATGCTACAATTATTGAGGGACTGAGGCAGAAGGGGGTTGCCACTGAAGTTGACTCTACCACTGCTATTAATAACTTTGCTGTTGTGCTCGGATCTTCTAATGCTCATGTTGCTACTTCTAAGTTAATGCAATTAAAGTTTCTTGATGTTCTTATGAGCATGAAGGAGAAAATACGTAATCAGTTTATGACTGATATGGCATTCCTCGCTCAAAAGAAAGGAGAACGCTTTGGTCCATTTGGAAAACTCTACTGATGTCTAAGAACACTCACCTCGAACACCTAGAAGATAGCATCTTGCTTGACGGTAGTCAGGGAGCTAAGGATGCTTTTATGTTCTTGGATCAACTTGCTAGAACTTTTAGTGGTGCTCAGAAGAATACGTTTAAGATTACTACAAAATGGGATGGTGCTCCTGCTATTTTCTGTGGTAACTATCCTGGTACAGATAGATTTTTTGTAGGTACTAAATCTGTCTTTAACAAGAACGCTAAGATTAATTTCAGGGATACTGATGTCGATGTAAATCATGGACATGCTCCTGGTCTTGTATCTAAATTAAAAGATGCCCTGAAGTATTTTCCTTCGCTTGGAATTAAAGGAGTAGCACAAGGAGACTTATTGTTTACTGACGATAAAAAATTTGAAACTATCAATGGGGAAAAGTGTATCACTTTTACTCCAAATACAATTACTTATTGTATACCAGAGTCTTCCAATCTGTATGAGAAGGCAAAGAAAGCAAAAATTGGTGTAGTATTTCACACTACATACCGAGGCAACACGGTTGAATCTCTGTCTGCTACATTTGGATATGATATATCTAAACTGAATCAGAATGATGATGTTTTAGTTCTTAGTGCTGAAACTGATCAACTTGGAAAAGACTTGCTAATCACGGCACAGGAAAAAACTAAGTTACAAAATATGAAAAGAGCATCTGCTTCTCTGGTTAGAGATGCTTCTAGTTTTCTAGATAATATAGCAGAACAGATTGAAGCAAATGATCAGCTTACTGTTGGACCTAGATTGAAAATTTATTTCAACACGTATGTCAGACAGGGACGAAGAGTTAATAGTGCTTCTAACTTTGTACGTGATTTTAAAAACTATTTTGAAGAAGAAGTAAAGAAAGCAGCAGACAAAGTTAAAACTCCAAAAGCAAAAGCTGCTAAGTTGAAAAAACTTTATGATGGTTTGGATTTTATAGAAGCAAACGAAAGGTCTCTGCTTAAAACTGTAGGTCTATATACTACGTTACAGCAAGCTAAACTTCTATTCATTCGTAAACTTGAGAAAGGTGAACGGTTGAGAACTTATCTCCGTAGCGAGAATGGTTATAAGGTAACTTCTCCTGAAGGATATGTTGCCATCTATGAAGATTCCACAGCAGTCAAGCTCGTGGATAGATTACAGTTTAGTGTCGCTAACTTTAATGTATCTAAGGATTGGGTTGACGGGAAATGAGTAAAGCAGTCTTTACCTTTGGGAGGTTTAATCCTCCTACGATTGGACATGAAAAACTTATTCTGGCAGTCGCTAAACAAGCAGGTAGAGACGATTACTTTGTATTTCCTAGTCATTCTCAAGATAAGAAAAAAAATCCTCTTACGTCCGAGGTAAAAGTGAAGTATATGAAATTGATGTTTCCGAAACATAAGGATAATATTATTCTTAATAAAGATTTGAAAACTCCTATCAATGTTCTTCAGCATTTACAAGGTACATATGAAGATGTGATAATGGTTGTTGGTAGCGATCGGGTTGCTTCATTTCAAGGTATGTTGACAAAGTATAATGGAGTAGAGTATACTTTTAGGAATATTGAAGTTGTGTCTGCTGGTGAACGTGATCCAGATGCTGATGGAGCTAGTGGCATGTCGGCAAGCAAAATGAGAGCAGCAGCAGAAAAAGCAGACTTCATGACATTTATGAAAGGTATTCCTGACACTTTGGATATTGAAAGTAAGATGGCATTGTTTAATGAAGTTAGGGATGGAATGGGAATCAAATGAGAGATTTTAGAGACTTAAAAAAGACAGCAGATCAACAACGCTTTCGTCTGAAAGAAGTGTATCAACCAGGAGATCTGGTTATGAATGTCAACACTGGGGAGAAAGGTAGAGTACATAGATCTGGTCCTAATTATGTCATTGCTATTACTGAAGCTGGTATTATGTTTCGTGCTTGGATTACTGATATACGTGAAGTTCAAGAGACTATAAATAAAGAAAGGAAAAGTATTATC